ACCCTCAACATATAAACATACCTCTAAAGAACGAAATTGTAATAATAGTTAGTCTACCATCAGAAAATAGAGCAGCTAATTCTTTACAAACAAAACACTACTGGTTATCAGTTGTTAATATTTGGAACCACCCTCATCATAATGCTTACCCAGATACTTTACAAAGCGGTACAGGTAAAGCAGACCTTGGAGAAGATTTTAACGAAGTAGATACTGTCGCTCCCTTACAGATTTTTCCTGGTGATACTCTTATATCCGGTAGACATGGAAACACTCTAAGATTAGGTGGCACTAAGCATCAATACAATACACTAACAGACGACAGCAATAACGGTAAACCTTTTACTATAATTAAAAATGGTATGAAGGAACCTGATGATGGTACAGCTTTATCGACTGAAGATATAAATGAAGATGGTTCATCCATTTACATGGTATCTGATCATACAGTACCATTAGAAGAAGCTAATGTAAAAGCTGAAGCATGGTTAGATCCAGCTGATGTAGCAGGTACATATAAAGGTGACCAGGTACTTATTAATGGAGGTAGGTTATTTTTTAATGCTAAAGAAGAAGGAGCATTTATTGCAGCAAAAGAATACATAGGGTTAGCTTCTAAAGGCATACATATAGATGGAGAAGATATGGTATCGTTAGATGCCAAAAAAATATATTTAGGTTCAACTGCACTTAAGAAAGAAGACGAACCATTACTACTAGGTCAAACAACTCAAGATTGGTTAACCACTTTAGTAGATAATTTAGATACACTATTGCAGACACTATCTAAACCAGGTCCACCACCGGTGTATGTTGCAAAAGCAGTTGCTACATCAACAGCACTATTAGGAGGTATCAAGCAGTTAAAATCACAGATTAAGTTACTATCATCTAAAAAAGTATATACTGAGTAATGGCATACGTAAATATAAAAGAAAGTAACATAGTCAATGCTGTAGCCAAACAGGTAGGTGCAGTACAGGATATAGCTACACAGAAAGTCTATGAGTTAGTAAATGACTCTATACAAAAAGTGAGAAGAGAAGCTTGCCCTGTTCTACCAGAAGCAATAAGGTTACAACAAAGAGTAAACACCGTTCAAGGTAGTATTGGTGCTATTTCAGCAAGAATAAACAAGTTCAATAGAATAGCTCAAACAATACTTACACTTATTACTATATTCAAAATTATTAAAGCCTTAGTACTCAAGTTACCTATACCGCAAGCAGTACCTCCTGGTATCGGTTTACCTGTAGGGTTCTCAATGATACAGACAGACTTTTTACATAAGTTCAAAGAGAAGATTAAACAAGGAGGAGATGATGCTAAAGGTATAGTAGAGGTACTTAAGAGTCCTGCTGACAATATTAAAATGTATACTAAGATTTTAAAACGTGTCAACATAGTAACTAACGGATGTAGGTTAGAAGGAATACTTAGAAGAGAAGTAGCAAGAGGAAGAATAACGATGGAAAGGTTAAAAACGCTAGGCATTGTAAGATCAAACAGATTAGGAGAAGATGAATACATTTTTTCTTCATTAGGAGGTAATCTTTTTTCTGATTCCTTACTTACAAGACAAGGTAACTTTTACGAAACAAACTCAGCAAATGGAATTCCTCCATCTGAAAAAGATAAACTAGCAGAAGCTGCTGAAAAAGACTTATTAGATTCTTTAGATAAACTTAATGGAGAAGATAGTCAAGAGTTAAAAGATGCAATAGCAGACATATTTAATTCATTTAAAAGTGAAAATGAAACTGAAGCTATAAGCAACCCAGATAACTTTTATACTGCAGCAAATGGTGAAATTTATAAGTTAAAAATTAAACTAGACCCTAAATCACCACAGATAGCACCTAGAAGATTTGCAGTAGCTATAGACAAGTTTGGGGTAGAAATATTAAAAGGCCCTAAATCCTTTAGTTCTTCAACAAAAATATTATTAGATGAACTTAAATTTAGATTAGATAATCAACTTCCATAACCAAACTATTTATATATATGAAACTCGATCAATTACGTAAAATCATACGAGAAGAAGTAAGAGCCGCAGTTAAGGAGGAGTTACAAGAAGTAATGAATGAAGCTGTGAAAATAGCTTCTGCTCCAACTAAACAGGTATCAAGCACATACACACAAGTACCTAAAGGTCAACCTAAAAAATGGTCCGTAGGTAAAAGTGCTACTTTAGATGAAATGTTACAACAAACAGCTAACTCCATGAGTGGTGATGATGCTAGAAACTTTTCTCAAGGTGGTGTAAAGAAACCTAATTTTGCTTCCTCTATGGGAAGTCAAATGGGTATGACAGAAAATACAGGCCCAATGCCTGGTATAGACATTAGTAAATTAGACTTTGTACAGAAAGCTAAAAGCGTTTATGACGCATCTATTAAAAAAGATAAAGCTAGAGGATTATAATGGCATTTGAAGTTAAAAAGATAGATCCAAGAGACCTACAACCAAGAGTAGCAATTGGCGTTAAACTTCCGTTTAGCGGTAAAGCTGTCTTTAACTCAACTTATACCTCTGCAGAAGCTATAAAAACTAATTTAATAAACTATTTTTTGACAGGTAGAGGAGAAAGGTTTATGAACCCTACTTTCGGTAATGGTTTACAGACCTTACTTTTTGACCAACTGACAGAAGATAAAGTAAAACAAATAGATGCTTTAATAAAAGCTGACTTAGGTTATTATTTTCCTAGAATTGAAGTAGTAAATATTTCTACAGAAGGAATACCAGAAACAAACACAGTTCAATTTGCTTTAAGTTATAAGGTAAAAGATACTAACATAGAAGATGAACTGTCAATTAACTTTGAACAATAATGGCTGAACAACGAGACATAAAATACATAAACAGAGAGTTTTCAGACTTTAGAACGCAACTCGTTGAATATGCTAAACAGTATTTTCCTGATAGCTATAACGATTTTTCACCTACAGCACCAGGTATGATGTTTATAGAAATGGCATCATATGTTGGAGACGTTTTATCGTTTTACCAAGATACTCAATTGCAAGAAACATTTCTACAACATGCTAAGAACCCACAGAATTTATATACCTTAGCGTATATGATGGGATACAGACCTAAAGTCACTACAGCATCAGAAGTAGAATTAGAAGTAACTCAGCAAGTTGACCCTATATCAGGCGGTGATACACCTAACTTTGACCAAGCACTTTTTATTTCTGGAGGTGCTATTGTAGGTTCAACTGATAATAATGACACTACTTTTGTAATAGATTCATCTATAGATTTTAAGTTTAGTAGTTCTTATGACCCTACTGATGTTACAATTTCAACTATAGATGTAGGTACAAACTTACCTTCTGTTTATCAACTTAAAAAGAAAGTAAAAGCTTTTAGTGGGACAGTAAACACTGTAACCGAGGTAATCAACTCAACAGAAAAGTTTAAAACATTAGAGATAACAGATACTAATATTATTAGGGTATTAGACATTGTAGATAGCGATAATAACGTATGGTATGAAGTACCTTTCTTAGGTCAAGATACTATATTTGTTGAAAAGAACAATCAAACCTTATATAACGACTTAGTTAAGAGTTCAGTCGAACTAACAAAGGTACCTAGGAGATTTGTTACAAGATTTACTTCAACAGGAGTACTACAAATACAATTTGGTGCAGGAGTGATTAATGCAGACGATGAAACATTCTTACCAGACCCAACACTACTGACTAAGTTTGGATCTCAAGATCAAGTAAATGCAATTGATGTAGCTTATGATCCTTCAAACGTTCTATTTACTAGAACATATGGTCTATCGCCAAGTAATACTACACTAACTATTAGATACCTAACAGGTGGAGGTATTGAATCTAACGTACCAGCAAATACAGTAACTAACAAAACTTCTATCGGCACATTAACAGCAGCTGATACATCTAAAGAAAGTACATTAGCTTTCAATAACCCATTAGCAGCATCGGGAGGTAAAGATGGAGATACCGTTGATGAGTTAAGAGAAAATGCTTTACGTTCTTTTGCAGAACAAGGCAGAACAGTTACAGTAGACGACTATACAGTTAGAGCAATGGCTATGCCTTCACAATTCGGTGCAATAGCAAAAGCATTTGTTACTAGAGAATTACTAGCTAATTCAGATAGAAGCGTCTTAGATAAAAATCCATTAGCTTTATCATTATATGTACTATCATACGACATAGACGGAAGATTGGTAGTGGCACCTAAAACGTTAAAAGAAAATCTTAAAACCTATCTATCACAATATATGATGGTGACTGATGCATTAGATATAAAAGATGCATTTGTAGTCAATATAGAAGTTAAATACGAAGTTTTAACGTTACCTAATGTAGCTTCAAGAGAAGTATTAACTAAATGTACTAATACTTTAAAAAGTTACTTTAAGACGGCAAAAAGAAATATTAATCAACCGATTAACTTATCTGAACTGTATACCTTACTAGATAAAATAAAAGGCGTACAAACAGTCAAAAATATAAGCATCAATAACTTAGCAGGAGGAAATTATTCAGCATATGCATACGATACAGAAGGTGCTACAAAGGAGAATATAGTTTACCCTTCTTACGATCCATGTATTTTTGAACTTAAATACCCAGACTTAGATATAAAAGGTAGAGTAACAGCAATATAAAATGGCAATATACAGAATTTACCCAGAAAAAGATACCTACATCAACAGTAAACCAACCGTTGCTGGATTGTATGGTAATGCCGGTCTTGATGAAATACTTGAGATAGCAGGATACCCGGACCCTACTGATGCTGCTATAGGTAGAACAAACAGAACTCTTATTCAGTTTAGAACTACAGACATTGCCAATGCAGTTGATAATATTATAACAGGTAGCATATCAGCTAGTATACATCTATCTTTAGCTAATGCTAGTGAATTACCTGCTTCTTATACAATAAATGCATACCCTATTTCTCAATCATGGACTAACGGCACAGGAAGAGGGAGCGACACACCTGTTAATAGAACAGGATGTAGTTGGCAACATAGAGGTGCAGGTACAAACACTTGGGATAGTTTAGGAAGTGATTTTATATCTAACGGAGTTTCCGGAAGTATAACTAACGATCTAACATCAACTCACGATTTAGATATAGACGTAACTAACATAATAAGCTCTCACTATAGTTCAAGTTTACCTAATAACGGTATACTGCTTAAGTTAGAAGATGCTTATGAAAATTACACATCACAATCTATTTCGTTAAAGTATTTTAGTGCAGACACCAATACAATATTTCCACCATATTTAGAATTTAAGTATGATGATTCTTCATACTCTAGTACATTAACAGAATTAGATACCGACGTAGCTACCGTTTCTATAAAGAACAACAAAGAGAAATACTCAGACTCAGATATAGTAAAATTCAGAGTATCAGCTAGACCTAAATATCCGACTAGGACTTTTACTACTGGCTCTATTTACTTGACAGAATACAAACTACCTCAACAAACATATTACGGCATTAAAGACGAATTTAGTGGTGAAATGATAGTAGATTTTGATACTGCTTATACTAAAGTAAGTGCTGACAACACTAGTAGTTACTTTAATATTTATATGGATTCATTTCAACCAGAAAGACATTATAGATTACTTATAAAGTCAGTTATAAACGGAAGCACTGTTGTTTTCGATAATAAAAATATTTTTAAAGTAGTAAGACATGGCTAATGAAGTTAGAATTAAAAAATCTGTCTACAATAAGGATGAGTTTAAAAAGGTAGTCGATACTGAATTTAAAACTTTTACCCAACCTGTTGCTATAGAAACTGATCTTACAGTTGCAGAACTGTTCGAACAATATAGAAAGCTATATTATGAAATACCTTTACAAGGTAATGATTCACATACTTTTTTAATAGAAGAAAGCTCAAAATTAGTTGAGTTTGAAAAAGATACAGAAAATATTCAACCTTTATTAGATGAAATATCTTCACTAAGAGAACAAAATCAAGAATTAAACCAGCAACTGTTTGATATAGAGTCACAACAAACTAACACAGATCAATAGGTGAGTAAGTATACATACAATATTAACAGTTTAGACCCATCTGTTGTTGAAGGCACTATAGGAGTACCAGAATCTGAAGCTAAAATTATTAGTCAATTTGAAATTAATAATTTATTTTCTAAAAACTCTCATAAATTAGAAGTACACGTCTTTTCTATTGACAACGTATTAATAGACTCTAATCAAAACTTTTCTAAATACACACAACTCTCTAATTCTGCAGGAGCAGGAAAGACAGGAGCGTCTAATATATATTTAGACCCGGTATTAGATGCAAAGGATTTAGGGTATGAGAATGGTGATATAAGGTTACTTTATAACTTTTTAGATAACTTATATAGTGATGCTAAAATAGCATCTAAATTCTTCATTAGTGAAATAAGTCCTAATAGAACAGAACTTAAGTTAAAAACTTTTGAATTACCTGACGATAGGGTAAAAGAAATAACTGCCCAACTTAAAGAGCAACTATTAGATAACTCTTACTTCTCAGAATACGTACTTAATTTCTACGAGAACAAATTTGCATCAGTTATCAACATTGATACATTAGATGATGAAGATGGTGCTGTAGTTGTAGTAAAATTAACAGAAGCATTAGATAGTTCATTAGGAGTAAATACTACACTTTATATTGAACAAAACATATCAGACAGTGTATACTTTGAAGTTGAAACAAACGTAACACAGGATATAATAAAAGTACCTAATTTAAAAGGTCCTAACTTTTCTGTCGGTGTAGAGGAAAGTACTTCAATTCCTACTGAATTTTTTAACTATAACGAATTATTTAGTTACCCAGTTACAAACTCATATAATGAGCTAAGAAGTTTATTTAATGAAGCAGGAGCTCAATTAGCAATTAAACATGACGATTACTCTGATTTTATTCATTTTAGCTCAGCAGAAGAAAGATTAAGAAACTTTAAGTATAAATTAGACTTAATTAATTCTTATGAAAATAGTATTGAATCAGTAAAAGACACTTCATATACAGGTAGTGGTTTTTCTGGCAGTACAGACTATTACGAAGGATTAATAAAAGGATTGGTTGATAATTTTGATCATTACGATAACTACCTTTATTTTGAAAGTAGTAGTAAATCATGGCCTAAAAGTACAACAGGAGCTAAACCCCATTTAAATTACGTTAGTACTCATCCTAGTGCAAGTAGTTGGTTCAATTCACAAATTATTACTGCTTCTAACTACGACAATACTAATTTTGATATACTAACAAATACTATACCAAAATTTATTAGAGAAGATTCTTCCAACGAACCTTATATATTATTGGTTGAAATGGTTGCTCAACATTTTGACAACCTATGGATCTACTTTAAACAGGTAAGTAGTAAATACGATACGGATAACAGGTTAGATTTTGGATTGTCAAAAGACTTGGTTAAAAGTGCAATTGAATCATTTGGTGTTAAACTATATGGATCAACACAAAATACAGATAATTTATTTGCTGCTCTTACAGGAGAATCTTTACAGACAGGAAGCTTTAATGCTGCAACTATGTCAATTGCAACTTCTGCATCTTATAATGACGGTTCTGGTTCTTTAGAACATTTACAACCGGTAGCTAAAGATAACTACCAAAAAGAAATACAAAAGAGAATTTACCACAACTTACCGTACCTAATGAAAACAAAAGGTACAGAACGTGGGATTAGAGCTCTTATCAACTGTTACGGTATACCAGATTCAATACTAACTATAGAACAAACTGGAGGTAGTTTAATATCCTCTTCTAAGTTTTTTGGTAATGATTCAACAATTAACACTAGCAGTTTATCTAAAATTAGATTAGATAATACAGGTAGTATTGTAACAGGTAGTACTCTTTCTTTATATACTTCGATAGTAGATAAAACTAAAACCTATACGGATGATCAACATGAAGTAACGGTAGGTTTCGATATATCAAAAGCAGCTAATACATTTATAGAAAGTAAAGTTTCAAGTAGCTTTAACATAGATGAGTACATTGGTGATCCTAGAAATAGAAGAGAAACTAGATACTACGATCTAAAAGATCTTGCTGACAGTATAAATCAAGAAGGTTGGAACTGGGAAGATCTTGCAATACAATGGCAAAGTGTTGATTTTGATTGGCAAACAAATGTAGTAAATTCTAAAGATGCTAGAGGGTTTATAAGACTGATGAACTATATAGATGGTTCTTTATTCGAAACACTAAGGCAGTTTGTACCTGCAAGAGCGAAAGTAAAAACAGGTGCTATTATAAAGTCTCATAAATTACATAGAAGCAAGATTGCCCAAGTAAGTGGGTCTATTATTGACGAACAATACTCATCTTCAGTAAATGTAGGTACGATTACAGGTAGTCAAGGTGGAGTGTATGACATGAGTAGTAGTTATAATTTTGGCACCAATTATGACCGTACCATAGTAACACCATTAGGTCCAGCTCCTAAAAACATAACAGATGAATCTATACAGTTAAACGGAGAGTTTAGCGGTTCATTTTTAATATCAACTGACGGTGAAGTAGGTTCAGCTAACCCTTTTGTGGGATCTGCACAACCTCTTATTACGTTTGACGTAACAATGTTTAACTTGTCACTACCTTTACCACCAGCTTGTATAATAGCATTATCAGCTTCCTTTGAAGGTAACTACTTTGAAGCTTACTCAACTGGATCAGAAGGGGATGCAATATCAGGATCTATTCAGATGATATATCCAACAACAGGTACAATATCAACAGGCTCATTGAAATTTACACATGACTATGACACATTTGAATTCTTTAATTTAGTAGCAGATGAAAGTTATGTAAATACTTTCTTAGGGTGGTATACACAGTTCCCAACAGGCAGTGTTTCAAATAGAATAACAGACAACACAACATTAACTATTTCTTATCTAGATGAACCTAGTAATAAGTTTTACGCAGTGTTTGATTAATAAAAAATATGA